TCCACACAATGTCTGATGCCTACTTGACAAAGAAGTTGTCTTCGATTAATATGAAGGACAAGAAACGGAGATCCAAAGAGGATGAGGTGTAAAGTTCAACTTTATGTTGCTGGTAAAGTCTTTGATGAGATTGTCGAAGCCAGAGATTATAAAGAAGCAAGAGAAGTTGCTCTTGCACGAAATCCAAATGCAAAAGTAATAGGAGTTACTGCAGTATTCCAATGAAAGACAAAATGACTTACGATGCTGTTTTTGTATCGGATGTACATCTCGGTACAACTAGGTGTAACACAAAAAAGTTTTACAAGTTTTTAAAGAAAATCAAGACCAAAAAACTTATTCTTGTTGGAGATATCATTGATATTTACTGCATGGAAAAGTATAATACTAATTGGAAAAAAGAACACACCGAATGTGTCCATCAAATTTTGAATCTTGCTAAGAAAGGAGTAGAGATTGTTTATATTCCTGGAAATCATGAAGGAATGTTGAGAAGATATTGCCCCTTTGAACATAAGAACTTTAAGATGTGTGAAGACTATGTTTATACAACTAAAAATGGAGACAAATATTTCTGCACTCATGGAGATCAACATTCCGAATTTTCTTCTGGTTCTTGGAAACAACTTATATTTAATAAGGGCTATGAACTTATTACTCCAATGAGTTTGTTTTTAGAAAGAATTTTTCGGTTCTCTCTGGTTTATCTTCTAAAAAATACAATTAGAGGTAAACGATATATTAATCAGTATGAACAGGATCTCACTAATTATTGCCGACAACGAGGTGAATATAAAGGTATCATTGTTGGACATATTCATCACGCAAATATTCGTAAGTTTGATAAAATTGAATATATGTGTTGTGGTGACTTTGTAGATACTTGTTCTGCAATTGTCGAAAGAGACGGTGAATTTAAACTCATTACTTATTGAAATTAACATCATGAAAAAGAAGCACTTTCATCAAATTAAATCAAGCTGGTACTACATTTTCTGGGGATCTATGGCTATTGCTGTAATTGGAGGGCAGATTTATGTTGGACTTGGATACCGTGATATGGCCAAAGCTACAAAGTCAACTGCAATTTCTGTAGCTTGTGTTCCTGAGTATATTGTACCTCCTGTCAAAAGACCCAATAAGATTGGGGAGTTTGAGTGATGGTTTCTATCTATGATATGATGCATGATGAACGTCGTTATGGTTGGGTTGTAGATAAACATTATGATTGGATTAATATGCTTAACAAAATGGAAAAAATTAATCCACGCCGATTTAAGGAGTTTAACTATTCTAAAGAGACAATGTATCATCACTTAGACCGAGTGCAACAAGAACAAAATCTTTATGATTAATGAGTGATTATTTTATGGTAATTTCTACTAACGAAAAGTTTCCTTATTCAACTTTTCCATATCGTCTTGAACTTAAAGAAGGTAAAGAAAATCGAGTTTGTTGGTTTGAATGTCAGGAACATGTTGATAGATTTTTAAAAAGACAACAACTCAAGAAAAACTCTTATACTCTGACAATTAAACCTAATGACTGAATACGAATGGATTGACGATTGTTTCCGAATTGAAGAAAAACGATGGGGAACTTGGACTTCTTATGATAAGGAAGGAAAAGAACTTCTAACCTCTCTTCATAAAGAAGGATGCACTAAGGCGACTCGTTGGTATTTGAAAACTAAACAAGAAGGCTTTGTTGAAAATGCTGTTAAATATGAAGGAGTTGTAGGAGGAAAACTCTGATGTATGTTCCACAGGTTAATGATTATGTAATCTGGAATGATAAAAAAGGTGTAGAAGGATGGGTATATTTCAAAGATGAAAAATATATCACAATTGAAGTTTGCGTAAGACCAAAAGATCGTATAAACTATAAAGCCTGTAACTTACATCGTAACGAAAGACTCCTAGTATTATGTTATCACAACCAATGGAAAGAACTAATTTATGTTAAATCAAGAGACTCCGTGCATGAAGAAACGAAAAACATTATGGAGATGGTGGGCTAAAGCACTTGGAGAAAAAGCATCTAAATGCGACCGAGAATCTGATACTATTGCTCGCATACGCACCTTTATTTTTATTACTTATTTGGCCACTAACTGTTTTATCGTGGCTGGAGTAATTAGACATTGGAACGATGCACCTCCAATGATTTTTATTGAGGTTAAAGATGGATCACAACTCCCAGAAGCCTGATCTTAGAATACCACTTGTAATTGTCTTGGTAACTCTTCTGTTACTTGATTTGACAGTTATAGGTGGTATTTTGTATAAAGGTCATGCAAATTTTCCAGAACTAATTAAACACTTACGTTCTTAACCACTCTGCATAAATCCTATGGTTACTATCCCATTTTAAATCTACGCATTCAAATCCAAAGTAACTTGAAAATTTTTTATGTAAATCAAAAGACCATGGGAAGAAGTCGATCTGTTCGCACTCTGCATTTCCATGGTCTTTTCTTCCGGGATTACATCTCCAATAAATTCTGGATTCTTGATTTAATAAGTTTACTAATGAATTAATTTCTGATATAATTTTATCACCAGGACCAAAATTTATACTACCTAAACAAAAGGCAACATCAAACTTCCTATCGAATTTGAACTTATCTATCGTTACTTTATAATCTGCTTCATCAAAAGCAGGATCTATTCCAACAAAATTTTTTATTTTTCCTTTGAATGGATTGGGTCCACAACCAACATCCAAAACCCACTCATCATTAGAAATGTTATTAATTAGATTCCATCCAGAGTATAGATATTGATCTAGATTACTTTTCCATTTTGTTGCAAAGTATTCATTTAATTTTTCTTGATTCATGAAGTTACCTAAAAGGATATTTTTTACTGGAGTTCCTGGATCCCGTTGGAGCGGTATTGCTCAAACGTTGGAAAAAATGTCGGGTATGAATATTTCTGATCGTACACCTGATCGTGAATATGATCATCACAGTTATACTGGACATAAAGGTGTATATTTTGGCTCTGAGATGGAGTTTGAACCAATTCTTGACGTTGACTATATTGACCAAGCATGGGTTGAATCCGAAGGATGTAAACTAATAAAGAGTCATGAGTGGTCCTATTATCTAGGTAAAATACGTAAAAAGTTTCCGAATGATTGGATCATGATGATTTATCGTCCAGATATGATTAGTTATGCTTGGTGGCATGAAGCTGGAGGATTTCAAATTCAATACCCAAATTATTCTGCATACAAAAATAGTGGAATGATGTTGAATGAGATTATGAAACAAAATTCTTGTATGTTGGAATTTGGAATGTTAAATAATTGTGTATGGGAATATTTTACTTCAGAATGGATATGTAAAAACTTTAATCAAAATATTATTGTTGAAAAAACATTTTCGGATATTCTTGTAACACTTATTAAATAAATAAGTAAAAGTATTGTATAGGAGTTTTATTGAAATGCTTTCAGGAAAAGAATTTGTAAATAAAATTAAAAAAGATAATGTCGAACTCTTTGAACAATCTCGTTCAAACGTTCGTCGTTTCTTTGATTCAAATCCAAGTAAAGAACACATGGTCGAACATTTTCGTGGTCGCATGGTTAATGAAGCGATGAATATGAAGGCAATTGCTGCTGAAGTTGCTTCTGCTCCTGCATCTATGGATGTTACTGAACTTGAGTTACTTACCAAACAGGCACAAGATGAAGCAAGACACTTTCGCATGGTAAAAGAAGTTATTGAACATATCTCTGGTGAGAAAGTTGATGTTGATGCTGCATTTGCTGCTGAAATTTCTGCGCCTCAGGCTAAGGGTGCCACACTCCTAGATAAGTATCAAGCATCATCTGATCCCGCTGCTCTTGCTGTATATCAACTCATTGCTGAGGGTCGTGCAGAGGCGGTATGGAACGAAATGGCTGAGTGTGTGGAAGATGAGTTTATCTCCTCACGTTATGCAGCTATTGCTAAGGATGAAGGATTTCATGCTAACATTGGGGGTTGGAAACTTGAGAAACTTGTAGAAGGTGCCGCAGATGTTCAAGAGCGTATTCTTGCAATGGTAGAACAAATGCGTTATGATCTTCTTGAAATCAGCAATAAAAATACTGCTATTGCTGTCTGATAACTAAAATTATATTATGAGTACTTTTGAAATAAGAAGACGCAAAGATAAAACTCGTGTAATTAAGTGGGTTAGTGCCAGTACAATACTCATCGCAATGGTGTTTCATGTACTGGGACTAACCCCTTGGAATAGTATTCTACAACTAATCGGAGCATCTGGTTGGACATATGTGGGATTTAAGTGGAAAGAACGTTCTATTATTATGAACTTTTTACCGCAATTTTTTATTATCATCCCAGGATTGATCTATTTGTTATTTTTTAAATGAAAAAAATGGTAATTCTTACTGGACCTCAAGGGTCTGGTAATCATCTGTGGTCAAAAATATTCTCACTTCATCCCGAAGTATTTGGGTGGAAGACTTTACTTGATAACTATTGGGAAGCTCATAGATTTGCCGAACCATTTTGTGAGTATTGGAAAGATCCGTCAAAGTTAAAAGACTTTGATTGGTCTACTCATGGTTATTTTTTTACGAGTATCAGTGTTCCTCTTGGTATTCAAGAAAAAAAGTGGGAACCAAACATTATGTCATTTGTAAATGAAGTTGAAAACCTTGGTATTGAAACACAAATAACAGTGGTTGGTAGAGATCAAAATATTCTCAGACATCAACAAAATCGTTTGAGGAAGGAAAGTACTTTACCTTTGTTTATGAAACAACTTCCAAACTTTTCTAATCCAATATTTTTGAGTTATGAGTTATTATATCTCTATAAACAGAATTACCTAAAGAGTTTGAATGTAGGTATACCAGTCGCATGGGATGATTACAGAGTAGACGAAATTTTATCTAATGATTCTAATGATAAGTATATTCATCATGTAGAAGAATATTTTTTGGACAATTGTAATAAAACTGGAATTTCTTTAAAAAAATATCATGAGTGAAAATGTAAAATATATTTCCCTTTTTGTGTCTGATTTTGGGCATACAATAGTTCATAAAAATTTTTCAAATAAAAATTCAAAAATAGAAATTGATGAAGGTTTAATATTTAAGATTAATGCGAATAGTAATAAAATTATTGTTATTTGGTATGATTCTGGAAGTGGAGGAAATTTTTTAATGAATTGCTTATACTTATCTGATGATATTTTTATAAATGGAATGAACACTGATGAAAAAATTTCTTTATGGAAAAATCATTTATTAAATAATATTAATACCGAAGATGGAATATGGATTGACTTTTCATTTTTACATCAAATGGAAGATCTTTGTGAAGATGAATTTTTATATTTTGTACGAGTTCATCATAAACAGGATCTTTTTTCCATAATTTCTGAATGTAAAAATGTAAGAATTATTCAGTTTATTAATCAAAATCTTTTTAAATCAATTAGAAATTGTGTTTTATCTGAAGAATCTACTAAGTATGATAAGGATAGAGAAATAATTCCAATTTTACCAGTAAATTTTAGACAATTTATGAATTTAAATGAAGATATTAAAAGATCATTGATTATTAAATTTAATAAATTTAAATTTAATAAATTTGTAGATAATAATTTACCATCAAGTTATAATCATAATAATTTGCATTTCTGGGACGTTAATTGGTATTTGTATGAAGAAGACACACTTGATAATATAAAAAATTTATATGATGAATTTAATCTAACTGGATTTAATAGGAATTTAATATCAGAAATGTATAATCTATGGATTGATAGAATGGATGAACTAAAAAAATAATGAAAAAACTTTTAATTATCACTGGACCTCAGGGGTCTGGAAATCATTTTTTTAGTAGAGTTTTTAGTACTCATCCTAAAGTTGGTGGATGGAAAAGTCTTTTAGATAAGTATTGGGTCCCGAGTGATGAGGAACACTTTGCCAAGTATTGGGTAAATCCGGAAGAATTATCAGAAAAAGATTTTGAAGGTTATGACTATTGGTTAGCGAATGTAAGTTGTCCATTTGTCTATGATGGAGTTAGATATATTCCAAAAATTAAAGAAGTTGCAGAAAAGTCACAATCTTTTGGAATAAATGTGCAAATTGCAATCATTGTAAGAGATTCAAATATTAATGCACAACAACAGTTAAGAGTTCGTGGAGAAGTGACAACTCCCATTGCTCAAGATTATTATTACAATCATATAATTCCATCTGGAATAAAATATCATTTTTTAGATAATGAAGCATTTTTTCTTCATAAAGAATATTACTTAAAGTGGGTTGGTAATCTTTTAGAATTTCCAGTAGATTATAATAATCCTGATATTTTGAAATTTATTACTGAAAATCCAAATAAAAAATATGTTAATTATGTGAATGAATATTGGTTGGATAAAGAAGTTTGGAAAGGAATACAACCAAAAAATCAAAGATATATATAATGTTGACAAAAACACATTTATAGTATATTTTAAATACTTATTATGACTGAACCATTAATTTCGGATTCAAAACTCAAAACACTTTGGAAACAAGCAGTAACAGCTTCATTATCGCCAGATAATGAACATCAGGCTTATAAAATTTATTATATTCTTTTAAGAAAAGAAATAGTTGAAAAATATTGTCAATTACAATCTACTGAAATTACTAAAAATGACTAAAAGAACTTATACGCAAAAAGATGGAACGATTTGGGAATGGAACGAAACTCCAGAACTTCTTAGACTCCTTAAAGAATTATACACAAACAAGTTCACATCCAACACTGGATCCAACAACCCCGTGGTTTGATTGGTTGTGTTATTGCGAAATCTGTGATAGCTTAGGGCCAATACCAGGGCAACCTTCTTTGAGGAGGTTTATGGCTTATAGGCGTTATCTTAAAGAAGTAGGTGTATTATGATTGATTCGCATTGGTTTCAAAAAAAGTGGGGTACTGAAGGGCCAACTCCTGTAGAAATTCTATTTAAAAAAATTGAAGAGTTGGAGAGTAGAATTAAAATTCTTGAAGAAGAAAATGTAGGTACTACAAATGAACTTTATCGTCTTGAGAACTCCCTTGATGCTCGTATAGATATTCTTGTAGAACATATGAGGATTGATTACGATGTATGATTTAGATTGTTTTGAAAAAGCATTAGCACATTTTGGAACCAGAGTTGAAATTATTGTTGCCCTTGAAATGGGTAATAAGATTGATTCCGAAAGTGCTTATAAAATGATTAAAGAAGAACTTAAACAACTTAAAAAAATTCGCAAAAAACACAAAGATAGTGATTGTGAAGAATGTTAAATTTATAGAGAATGAATAAGTTTATATGGGAAAAACAAAATGCACTCTCCAGTGAATTTTGTAGAAATACAATTTATAAATTTGAAAGAGACCTTAGAAAATCTTCTGGTAAAACTTTAGGTGGGTTAAATGATCAAGTAAAAATATCTACAGATATATCAATAAGTCATAACCGTGGTTGGGAAGAAGAAGATAAAATTTTTTATCAATCATTATCTCAAGAATTGCAGTCTTATAGAGAATACTTATTTCAAAATTTATATACTAATATAACTGACTTAGATCTTAACGATACTGGATATCAAATACAAAGAACTATTGGTGGGGAAGGTTTTTATAATTGGCACCATGATTTCTGTAGAGATGATTGTAATGGTATTAGAAGAATAACTTTTATTTGGTATTTAAATGATGTAGAAGGTGGTGGGGAAACTGAATTTATAGATGGAACAAAAATAAAACCAGAAGAAGGCAAATTAATTTTCTTCCCTGCAACATGGGATTTTATTCATCGAGGAATTATGCCTCCTAAAGGAGTAGTAAAATACTTGTGTACCGGTTGGTTATACACTCATGCATATCATTAAAGTATATAAATAATAAGAAAAATATCTTTTATATAAATGCCTGCTACATTAACTGCTGCTGGAATAAATTTTAATGATGGAACTAGTGCATCTGCAAGATCTTCTTTTTTTGCACCTGCTGGCACAGTTTCTTTGTTTTATAGATCTACTGCTCCAACAAATTGGACTCAAGTAACTACTCAAAATGATAAAATATTAAGAATTGTTAGTGGAACCGGAGGCGGTGCAGGCGGAACTAATGCTTTTAGTAATACGTTTACTAATAGAGCTATAAGTGCTACTGTCCCTGTATCAATTTCTGGTTTAGCCGTAAATGCTACGACTTTAGCTGTTAATACTATACCCATACATGGACATCCTGCAAATAATGCAGGTAATATAGGAAGTTCTTCTGGGGGTGTAACATGTGTTGCTCCTGGAAGTAGTACAGGTAACTATGGTAATAGTGGAGGTCATGGTCACCCAGCATCATTCACATCAGCTAGTGGCCCATGGAGCACAACTCTTGACTTTAGAGTTCAATATATAGACGTTATTATATGTAGTTTTAACGGATAAATATGAAAATAAGCGGAGAAGTGTTATAAAATGGCAGTATTAACAAGCACTGGAATAATTTTTGGTGGTGCAGGAGGTACTTTAAATTCAAGATATGGAATCATCCCTCAGTCAACTCGGATGGTTTTTATAAGGTCTGCTGCTCCAACTGGATGGACTCAAGTAACTACCCAAAATGATAAAGCACTAAGAGTTGTAAATAATAGTAGTACTGGTGGAACTGCTGCTGGAACAAATACTTTTTCTGGAACATTTGCTAGTCGTCCAGTGAGTGCTACTGTTCCCGTATCAATTTCTGGTTTAAGTGCTGGCGGTGTAACTTTAAGTGTTAACACAGTACCTCAACATGCTCATCCATTAAATTCAGGTGGAAACGTAGGTGCAGGCGGCCCAAGTCCCGCATCTGGATCTCAGGGCGGTACAGCCCCTGGAAGTAGTACAGGTAACTATGGCAATAGTGGAGCTCATTCTCATCCAGTTACTTTTTCTTCAGCCAGTGGCCCTGGTTCAACTACTTTAGACTTTAGAGTTCAATATGTGGATGTTATTATATGTACTTTAAACTAAATAAAATAAAATTATAAAAAAATGGCAGTATTAACGAGCACTGGAATAATTTTTAGTGATGCTACTTCATTAAATTCTAAGTATGGCATTTTTCCACAAACAACACCTGTCGTTTTTTATCAAGCATCAGCACCAACTGGATGGACTATAGTAACTACTCATAATAATAAAACATTAAGAGTAGTTAGTGGGGCTGGAGCAGGTTCAGCTGGAACAAATGTATTTACAAATACTCTTATTTCTGTGCCCGTAACTGCTAATGTTCCTGTATCAATTTCTGGACTTGCAGCTAATGCGACCACTATTGATGTAAATACTATGGTACAACATGCTCATCCAGCTAATTCTGGAGGTAATGCTCAAACTGGATTTCCTTCTCCTGCTTTTGGAAGTGCTACTAGAGTTGCTAATGGCGGTAATACTGGTAATAATGGTAATAGTGGAGCTCATTCTCATCCTGTCACTTTTTCTTCCGCTAATGGCCCTCTCAATACTTCGGTTGATTTTAGAGTACAATATATTGATGTGATATATTGTACTTTTACATAATTTGTGTTATACTAAATCTAGATATTTTTTATTTTATGAAATTAGAACAAGGTAAATTTTGTCCTCTTATTAAAAAAGATTGTATTGGACTAAAGTGTTCTTGGTTTATGAGAGTCCGTGGAATGAATCCAAACACCGGTGAAGACATTGATGAATGGGGTTGTGCTGTAACTTGGCTTCCCATAATGAGTATTGAAAATTCTCAACAACAAAGATCTACTGCAGCAGCTGTAGAATCATTTAGAAATGAAGTTGTAAAAGCGAAC